GCGGTATTCAATGGTGTTGCCTGTCGATGGTTGTGTCAATTCAAATGTTGGGGTAGTAAGTAATGGTAATGCCATAATAATTCCTTGTCATTAACTAAAAATGTTTCGCCCTATGCTTGGTAGTTTGCCTGCTGCGCCAAGCCCTTGTACCAGTCTAGGAGGTAGTTTTGCAGATACAACGCCAGCAAGGGCGCCGAGAGTAGCCGAATTTCTGCGGAACCAGTTGCTGTGGTCAGCACCAGTTTTAAGTTGTGAGTCAGCCCAGTTCATAGAGGTCCACCAGCGATAGGTCATTGTGACGTTCAATCGGTGAATATCGTTACTGCTTCGATCCAAAGCAATGGGTGCTACTGTGGTTGGGAATGCGTCGAACAGTCTAACACTGTAGGTTATTTTACCCGTTGTGTCGTATTGGTGAATATCAACCGTAGTCGAATAGTCTTTGAAGTAGCCGACGTTATATGATGAGCCTGCGAATTGCTGACTACCAACTATTGACCGCGCCCAATCATCAAAGAATACCTTCTCTCGCATATTGGATGAAACCAAAAACGAAAAGCTGGTATCTGTATACATGCCGGCATAGGCCATCTTTTGTAGTGGACCATAGATTTTCTGCTCGGCTGTTGCTATCTGAATACCAGGAAGTTCGGCTGTTTCACAGCGGAGTGATAAGTTTCGGGCAAAGCCTCTTGCATCGAATCTTTGAATACGTCTGGTGTTGGTGATATCTTGCAAGTTTATCTCAACATCAAAATGAGATTTCTTAGCCACACCACCTGTGTTGACTGAACCAACGAATTCGTTTATGTCGAAAGCCATTATACCATTTTCCTTGAGTCTGACCATACTGTGCGCCTGTTGGCCCCACCGAAATTCTGCACATTGAGAAACAAAGCAATATCCCATTCAGACGGCGCGATATACAAAAATCTGCTTCTTACGTGTGGTGTTAGGTAGTGATGAACCGTGGGGAGGAACCACTTGAATCTGGACGCACCATTCAATACATCATATGATAATCTCAATTTTGTCGATTCATCATAACGGTCATTATTAGCCGTTTCGTAAAGGGCGTCCATAAGGATGGCTCTTTGACGATAGGGTAGATAATGTAGGTTCATTCCTAGAAATCCACCTGGGGCTTTAGCGAAAGGAAAGATCAATGGGAACCTATCAAAATATGGCAGGGTTTTCTTGTGTTTTGCGTCGTATTGGAATAGGTACATATTGCCCATGGCAACCCGTGTGCGGAGTCTGTCTCTTGTTGCCTCACGCATAAGTTTGGTATCAGACACACCTGTGGTTTTTGCTTTGTTTCTGAACCAGTCCCGCGACTGTTGGTTACGTGCTGGCATCTTACCAGACCGAACACCCTTCAGCAAAATCTCGTCAAATATGTAGGCGATAGTTTTATTCCTTTTCCTGTCTTCTATTTATACATATACTCATGGCGTGTGCTGTTCGATTTATATGTACCATTATAAGGGTACATATAGCGATGATCTGCGTTTATATGTACCATTATAAGGGTACATATAGCATCATATAAATCTGGTATTTCGTTCATGCATGATTACGAATTCCCAACCATGGTCTTCACAATATTCAACAGCGGCTTTCCATTTAGCCTCATTGACTGCGTAGGTTTTGACCTCGTTTAGGTACCTACTCGTCTTGCGCTTGCCCTTCTTAGGAGCCATCGTTTGATCGTACGGCTTTACCTCGACCATTATCATCTTGGTCGAACCATTTGCTTGTCTTGCTTTGATGATAAAATCGGGGAAGTATCTATGCACCTTCTTGTCAACAGGAGAAAAATACCGTACGGCTAACTCCTCTGATGCCCATTGAAGTACATCGATCCTCTCGTCAAATTGTTTCATCACCTGGCGTTCCCAGCCCGATCTGAAAACGATATTGTCGGGATTACCAACGTATTTGTTCGGGTTCTTGGGTCTAAATTTACCCTTGTGTGTTTTTCCATAAGCCATGCGTATATGTATAAATAGTTATGAAAGAACCCTAAGGAATAAAAATGTCTATATCACCTTCAGCCAATGCCAGTAACCCACTTGAAAAACTTGAAGCCGAAGCGGGTATTAAACCCAACGTCAAGTTTCCTCTCAATTCCGATGATTACGGTAATGACAATCATGGTCTAATATTTCGCGTCCTTAAATATGACAAGGCTAATAGAAAAGTTTCGTCAACAGCCCCTACGGTAGCCACTATCAGATTGCCTGTTCCTGCAAACGTAACCGCTGCTTATAATGCAAGCCATGGTGATGTAGAATTGGGTACTATCGCTAACCATATGATAGATGACCCAGCGATTGGTAATGCACTTGAGCAAGCCCTTGCTGGTGAGGGTGGTGGTGCATTAGAATCATTGGTCAAAACGGATATCGCAGGCGCACTGAAGGGTTCTATGCCCAGACTGGTATCGAATATCGTTCAATCATTGGGTGATGCTGTGGGTATCAAAGCCCATGAGGCTGCTTCTATTTCAAAGGGTATGGCTGTAAATCCACACCTTGCTTCACTATTCCAGGGTGTTGGCTTCAGAACGCATTCATTCTCTTATGATTTCATTGCCAAGACACCACAAGAGTCCAAAGCATTGAAGGATATCATCTACATTTGCAAGTACGCTATGCACCCAGGATTGGCTCATGGCGGAAATACATTCACATTCCCTTACCAATGGGGTCTGCAATTCTCTGACAACATTCGCCCATACCTATACGACTTCACCAATTGCGTGATGACAGGGTTCTCTGCTTCCTTTAATGGTCAGGGCATACCGACATTCTTTGAGAGAACAAACGCACCTGTGAACGTCAAGATTGAAATGTCATTCAAAGAGATCGAAATCATTACACGCGAGAAAATAATGAGTGAAAGCCAGGCTCAGGGGTTGGTCTATACTTCAGAGCAGGTGGAGGAAGCGTTTCAAAAAGATAACGCTAAATCTATTGGTCGCCAACTTGCTGTAAATGAAAGAACAAATACGAGGTTCTAATGTCAAATTATTTTTCAATCTTTCCTAAAGCGACCTATGATATCAGTGGCAACACCGTTACTAAAGAGGCGACCGATATCCTTCGTAGGTTCATTGTGCGACTCGTCGTTGACAAACGTGTAACGGAAATCTACCAGTACAACATCAAGGATGGTGATAGACCAGACATTATCGCCCATAAGTACTACGGTAGCTCTGACTATGATTGGGTGATCATGATGTTAAACAACATTTATGACGTAAATTATGACTGGCCACTGTCACAACAGAACTTTATCAAATTTTTGATATCAAAATATGGTTCGATTGCTCTTGCTAAGTCAGGAGTACACCATTATGAACAGATTATCCAACAAGAAAGTTGGAACGCTCTAGGTACCCATATCCCCGAAATCGTGGTCACTGTGGACCTTGCGACCTACACCGCATTGATAGCAACAGACAGAAAATCAATTTCATCATACGACTATGAACTGGCCCTAAATGACAGCAAGCGCATTATCAACATCCTGGACGTAAAGTACCTTGATGAGATAGTTGATAAAGCCGCAGCGGTGTTCGCTGATGCCTGAGAATGGACAGACGCAGCCAGGTTCGGTAAGTCTTAAAAAAC